GACGATTGTAGTCATGGTTGAAAAGAATTATGGGGTTCTTTTCAAAATTTTTCAATCCACCTTTAGTCCATGCATCTGCTGAAATTGAATCGCCCGCGCGATCAAAGTCATGTGTGCTTGCCATACCACGAATCATAACACTACCGTCTTCGTCAGTATGGGACTTAAAAGTAGAGGTGAGATTAAATATTTTCTCCATTTGCCCCCTCTGTTTCCGCTTCTGCGGCCTTTGCTTTTAGTGCTTCCAAAGCATTTGGTTTTTCTTGATTCATAGCTTTCAACTCGTTAGCACAAAAACTTCTTGTGTACTTTTCCATAGCTGACCATGAGCCAAAAATTTTTCGTATAGTTATAAGTTTAATTAACCTTGGTCGCTTTGGACAAAGATTAAACTCTTTTGGAGTAGGAATACTCCCCCTATCTACAAAGTAGGTTGCCATTGTCATAGCTAGATTCTTTTTTTGTTTACTCGTTGCCATTTTCTTCCTCTGACGGTCTTCCGCCTTCATCTGGGTTTGCTGCGCTTCCTGCTATATTCGCAGGCACTCGCACTTCGTCTTGCCCATCAATCTTTTCAAAACCTAGCTGCTCTCTTGCTTCGTTAATAGTTATTATCCCACCATTTACGAGAGAGGTGTAGTATGAAGATTGGTCTCGCATCTCAGGCTGTAAAGCAGGTATATCTGTAATGTCTTCTTTTATCTTGAAACCGAAAAATCTTTCGAGCCCAAAGTTGAGTTTTCTTACTATAGGTAGTATAGTCTCCAAATAATATAATCGTAAATTTGGACGAATGTTAGCATTATTACCAGAGTCTAGTAAAATTGGTGGGACTCCAAGAGCTTTTAATATGATCTTTTCATTTTCTGCTATAGAGTTTTGAAAGTCTAAATCTCTAAAATTTGTGTTTGAGTACGAATCAATTTCTATTCCGCCATCTAAGATTAGTGGTCTCTTTCCTCCTGCCTCTGGTCTATACCTTACACCCCATGACTGTATCATTCGCTCTTTAATCTTTTCGGATAAAGTATTCGGGCTTTTTAAAACTAGTCCTGGTACTGCTCCGTTCTTGAAGAAATTATCTTGAAACTTTCTCATAGAAGCCATGAGTTGCATGGTTCGGAGAGCAGGACTGAGTCTGGGAACTCCTCTATATATTGAGTAGAAGGAGTTTTCTTTTATATGAATAATCTCATTTGTAGAGTAGCTAATATCATTATTAAAAACATACTTCTCTACGTAATTCGTTTCACTGGCTTCGATTGCCATTTTGCTTGACGGAAGATGGTACAGATGCGCTCCATCGAAGTAAATAAATATGTTTCCGTCAAGTATGAAATCCGTTATTAGATTTCTTTTAAAAGTATTTATGTCTTGAAAGAGATTTGGCTCAAAGTTAAGTAGGGTATCAACTTTCGCTCGCTTTATTCCTTTGATGATACCGTTAAGTCGTTGGGATCCTACAATAATCGCAGGAATCTCGGAAGCGTCGTCTACAATCATATTCACAGCACGATTTACAATCTCTAACTCTTCGTACTGTCTTTCATAGCTAACAGTAGGCTCTCGCGTATTTTCTACGGTTCCCGCATAGTATGATTGTGCAGGATTGAGTTTTTCCTCAACTTCTGCTTTCTTGCCTATGAACCTGTCATACCATGCCATGTTTTTCTCTTTGTATCTCTACCCAGCGCTTCTGCTTATCTGCTGTTCCAAGGCCTGGGTCTCGTCCGTATACTTTGTGTAGTTGTCTATGGTGCGTATGACATAGAGTAACCGCGTGTACATACAATTCGTCGTGGTGATCCTCTATAAAGTCCTCTCTAAAAGCAAGAACGTACATAGGGTTTAAGTCATTTTCCCGAACCCATTTATGTACTAGAGGTGCTAACGTATAATAATGGTGGAAGTCAAGTTTCTCTGTTGCTCCACAAATGTAGCACTCCGAACCTTTGTCGTACTTATTCTTCGCTTTGTCTCGAATATATTTTACTATATCTCGTTTAAGTGTGACCATCAGGTTCTTGGATTTCTAATTTTTCAATGATAGAATTATACCTAGTTTGGGGTATCATGTCAAACATTATTTTTGACCAGGTATCCTAAAAACTTGTTGCCGAAGTCTCAAATGAGTATAATGCATACCTCAACGCGTCGGCCATGTGCGATGCATAATTGTGTTTCGGTTTCTCTTTGAGTAGGTTGGGATTGGGGTCCCACTGGTATTGATCTAACGCAGAGAGCGATTCTTTGCAGGTTTGTTCAACAAGTAATTTGTCGTTATCTACAATACTTGCGACGTGTGCAATGCCATCCAAAACTGACTTCTTTGCGTTAATTGTTGAAATATCGTAATTCTGTGCAAAGTCGAACCTGGTCTGCTGTGCAGCAGAGTCAATATAAATGTAGTCAATACCCCACTTATCAATTCGTTTTTGTATTTCTTTTGCGTGGTTTTCTGTTGTTTGTTCTGCATCTAAGTATTCATCCAATAAGTAAAACTTTTCTTCGTCCCAGTCATAAGCAATTACGCACAAAGCCGTTGGGTCTCGATAGCCTACATCCAGCCCTGCAAATATATCCATCTTGGATGTATCAATCTCGTCGAAGTTCCCGATGCAGTCTTCGTGATTAAAGTTCCAAATCTGACCTTCATATGTGTTGAAGTCTGCTTCGTATTCCTGTCGGAACTCAGCCTCGGACATAGATTTTCGAGCTTCCGCAATATCCGTCTCAGACATCCGAGGATTATCTTTATAAGTAGCCCGAATAGACGCCCATTCTTTAAATTCATCTGAAAAGCCTCTGTAGAAAAAATCTGAAAACCAGTTGTTCTTTCCTCTTGGCGTAGATATAAAGATAGCCTTTGAATTGTCTTTGTCTAGTGTGGGTCGCAGGGCTACGTTAAAAGCATCCCTGCCATCGGCCAAAGCAGCCTCATCGAAGATGATAAGGTCGTAGCTACGACCAACACAGCTATCAACCTGATTAACACTTCCCATTCGAATTGTGGATCCATTTGTTAGTTCTATTACCTTATCTTTTGCATTGTCTTTCGCAACTTCCAAATCGAAGTGCTTTATCAAATTCCTTTGCAGATCAAAAGAAATCTGAGACAGGGCATAGTTGGGGGACATTATGAGTATGTTTGAGTTCGGGACTAGTGAGACTAGCTGCCCGATTATGTTTGCGATGTAGGTTTTACCCTGCCTTCTCGAAACTGCCGCACATACAAAACGGTATTTCGGATTGTTAATCGCATTTATGATAGCCACCTGACTGGCAAGTGGCGTTATGCCGAGTAGTTCCAAATATGGGTCTACTGGTAATTTGAGAAACCTTGTCTCAGATTGTAACTCTAGTAGCTCTTCGGACACTACGTCCGCTCTGCTAATCTCTACTGCCATTGTGGCCTCTTACTTCTTGCTACCTGTATATAATCCAAACCATGCGGCACCCGCACCTACAATAATCGATATAAGTCCTGACTGCTCAAGGGTTGGTGCTTCTAAGTCCATAAACCACATTGTGCTATAGTATAAAAGAAAAATGTATACGCTTAAAAATGCTCGTGGAAAGATTCTCCAGCTGTCCACGGCTTCCGCCAAGTCTATCCACTTCTGATACTTATTCTTGCCTTCTTCGCTCATACTTTCTCCTTAACGTGCGTGCCTCTTTTCTTGTGACCGTTCCACGCTACAAAACCAAAGAGACGCAAAGTCCAGTAGGCAAGGTAGTTCAAAAACTTGAATCCGTTTACTTCAATGCAAATGTCTCGAAAGATTCTATCCCAGTGTGCCTGGTCTTTATAACCCATCGTTGTGCCATCATCATGAAGAAGTGTTGCATACTTGTACCCATAGTCATGAACTAATCCACCCATGAGTAAAACTCCTACAGGCGAAAGAAAGGTTGCGAGAAACTTCGGTACAGAAGCCCCGTCAAACTGAAAGCCTGCAGGGATTATGTAATTTGATCCCTCTAATTCAAACCAGAAGTCCTCTGCGACCTCCCACTTTCGAGTACCGAGAAGCCACAGAAGGATGCCTTTCCAAAACCCTTTGTCTTTTGTTTCTATTGGTATAGGTTGTAATACGGGCATACCAAAGGGCATTTTAAAACCTACACGCTGTTCTCCTTGACCGTCAAACCAACTGATCACAAAACCGATTAAGACTAAGACAATCAGTACGCTCCATTGCCAAAAAGTTGTTGCAAGTTCTAAAAGTATGTCCATATTCTATTCCCTATACCTTTTTAGTGTATTTAACACCACGATAGACTAAAGTTATTTCTCTCATAGTATTTCTCCTATAGCCTTGTCTGGCGTTCCTTCAGGCTAACTGCTCCCTACTTCCGTCCTTGGAGGATGAACGAGTTTACCACTTTACTTTGTTGGCCCAGTAGGCCGCGCTCATTTTACCTCTTGCAATGTTCTTTCTATGCCGAGCTTTAAATGAGGCTCTTTTTCTTTTCATCGCTTGGCTTTCGCCTTTCTTCGGCTTGCCTGCGGTTTTAGCACCTTGCTGTCCGAAACGAATAGTCTTTACTTTATGGCCGACTTTTGCCACGACAATGTGTGACTTCTTCGGGTGTCGAGGCGTTCGCTTCGGTTTGTTGTAACCGCTAACGC